TGTTTCAGCCGCAGCTTGTTCCGCTTGACGAATATCTCGGTTGCCCGCCAACACCGCGCTCTTTTCAGCCAGTTCCATTTGCTGACGCAAGCGTTCTTCTTGCAACTGTTGTTGTTGCAACGCCGCGCCTTGAGCATACGCGCCCAAGAGATTCAAATTAGGAGCCTGAAATTCAGGAAATGGCGAATATTGAATTGGCATTATCTATACTCTATCGTGATGTCGTAGGTATGCCCGTAGATCTACCGCTAGACGGTGCGCCATACTTGTTGCCTAAAAATAATGCGCCTGCTTGCAGACCTTGACCCGCAAGCGCTGCAAGAAGATTTGTTGGCCCCATCGCAGCGTTAGCGTAGGCGGATCCGATGTTAGCCGCTCCTTGGCCGAGTCCTTGGCCTAAATTGCCATAGACGTTGGCAAGCTGATTGCCAGCGCCTGTATATGTGCTTGCGATATTCTGACCTGTGCCAGTATAGACATTAGCTAAATCGCGGCCCGTGCCAGTATAAACATCGCCCATCTGAGCGCCGGTCTGACCATAAAGATTAGCTTGATTAGTGCCCATTTGACCGTAAAGATTAGCTTGATTAGCGCCCGTTTGGCCGTAAAGATTAGCTTGATTAGCGCCAGTTGTGCCCGCAAGGCCCGATGCAACTTGAGCCGCGCCCGCGCCTTGACCGCTTAAATTCTGCAATCCTTGAATCGCTTGTGCGCGGTTAGCCATAAAACGATTATAGGCGTTACCGTATTCTTGGCTGGCAAGTCCTTGGCTATAATCAGCCATTGCCTTGAGTGCGCCGCCGCCACGGCTTGCGCCGCCAAGGCCAGCCGCTATTGAACGCTGAAGCGCCTGTTCGCCTTGCTGACGGCGAAACTCATAGCCTGGATCCATCTGAATATCGGCAAGCGCGGGTTGCTGCATATATGCGCCGCCAGGGCCAAAAAGAGCGGCTAATTGATTTGTTGCGCCTGTGCCTGCGCTCATATAGGGCTGTTGGAATCCAACACCTTGACCATAATACCGATCTAATGCGCCAATACCTTGTTGCTGACCTTGTTGGAGCGCACTGATGCCCTGTTGTTGGGCTTGTTGAAGTGCGCCAATACCTTGTTGCTGGCCTTGCTGAAGCGCGCCGAGCGCACCAGTCTGTCCGGCTTGAAGCGCGCCTGTGCCTTGTGTCTGACCTTGACGAAGCGCATCTACCGCTTGCTGGCGAGCCTGTTCAAGAGCTTGTTGCTGTTGCTGCGCGGCGGCAGCTTGATACAGCATTGATTGATTTGTGCCTTGCGCTTGAGCGTTAGCGGCGGATTGAAAACCCATATCAATTCTCTCTTGCTACGGTTCCATCTGCCTGCGGCTTGAAACCTAGTCTTTCCAATATACTATACATGAAATCATGGCCGTCAGCGACTCTTGTAAATTGCATATCCGCCAAGATTTCTTTCAGTAATCCTTTTGTCAACCAGCGTTTGCGCCACTCAGGTAATATTGATACATGAGTTTCGCCGTTTTTGGAATAGATAGCTCCTATCGCTGTCTCGCCTTTCGATATTAGCCTCACATTCCAGTCTGCCGCTATATTCGCGTAATCTTCGTAACTTATATAGTCTTCCCAATCAGTCGCGGCATAGCCTATCTTCAGGGCTAAATCACGATTGTCGGTAATCATAGAGCTGCGGTGTCGATGTTGCGCCGACGACTTCATTACGGAAAGATTCAGTTGCCGCAGCGCCTTGGCGCACTTCTTTAGCGACTTCGATTTGCAACATAGGTAACGCAGCTACGGCGCAAATCCATTCATCTATCTCTTTGCCCGTGTTGGGGTTTGTGCCGCGCAAGAGTGTAAACCAAGCACATTTTAATTGCACGCAGTCCTTTTTAATTAAAGGGCAGAAAGTTCCGTTCTTCAGCTCCATGTTTAATCTTTCGTTGCGATGATAACGTCTACATACTGAACAGCAAGATTGATCGCCGTGCCGGTAAAGCCGTGGGTATGGCCTCCTCCGCCGCCCGTCGATGAGTTGGCAACGCTAATGCCTGTGGTATTAGAATTTGCATTTCTTGTAACGCCACTACCGGCAATCCAGTAATCTGCACCGGATCCGTCACCAAGTCTTGATCCCGTAGTGATTGTATGGGCGTGACCTGGGTCTGTAACAGTAGCAGTATGCGTATGTGACGGTATGTCGGCTGTTGTCAGTGTATATGAAGCGTTAGTGCCCGTAACCGCTTGTGATGCAAAAGCTGTCGTAAATGCTACCGAGCCGCCTGACGAAGCTGCGCCAGATACGACACGAAGCGCTTTGTTGTCGTGCGTCGTTGATTTTGTCCAGCCTGTCGGAGCCGCTGTTTGCACAAACAACATGACCGTTCCAGCCGGTAAGTTTGTCCACGCGCCCGTAAAAGTCGTAGCTGTTACGGTGCCTGTAATATTTGCGCCGCCCGACTGAACTGTTAACGCGCCGGATAATGTCGTGCCGCCGCCGCTCGCTACAGTAATCCGTGGCGTGCCGCCAGTTGAGAGGATAAGGCCGCGTGTGCTTGGCGAGTTTATTGTCGAGTTAGACGCATCTGCCGATATGGTCGTGCGCGACACGCCGCTACTAGATAACTGAATGACGCCATTATCGACATCAAGAGCGGTGGATGGCGACTGCGTTCCAATACCCACTTGACCTGTAGAATCAATAATAAAAGGCGTAACGTCAGGGTCTACGCTGTCCTGCACGCGCAACACAGGGCCGGTGCCTGTCTGTGTGATCTTAAGCGCAGGGCCAGCCGAGTTAGAGTCAATCGTCACGTTGCCCGATAGAACCGGCGACAGCGACGAGGTAGGCGCGGAGATATTATCAACCGTCCAAAGTTCAGTATTATCCGAAGACGCAAGTTTAAATTTATACGTCGCCGACGCCAGCCAGATATTCGCTTCGCCGCGCGCGTCTAGGACAACAGGGTTAGTATTGGCTTGCGCGCCGGTAGAGTCCGTATAGCTCGCTTGAGGCGTTGTTGTGCCCGCCGCGTAGGTATAAAGAAGACCGCCAACAAGCGGAGCGCCTGTCTCGTCAAGGAATTGCATCTTAGCAACTGGCGTAAGAACAGCCATTATTCACCTATATTACAAGAGACGGTCATAATGACCGAAGGAATAGCAGGACAAAACGCCGTAGCAGGGTCAGCTAAAATCTGGACATCTATGTTAGACGTGGCCCACATAAGTTGAAAATAATCGCCGGTGTTTAGCTTTAGCACAAAATTCCACGCCGCAACATACTCTTCGTTTGAGCCTTTTAACGTGATGCGGGTAGCGGAATTAGCGACATCTACGCCATTAATTCTAGCCCAGATATAAACAGTTTTAGTGCTGCCGCTTGTGCTAGATAACTGTAAAGAAAATTGAAAATTATACGCCCCAGGTCTGTCAACATATATCCGTGAAGTAGGCGTGCCAAGAAAGACACCAGCCGACAGATCGGTATTGTTAAAGGTAATGGGATATGCTGTGTTGGGTGCCGCTGCGGTCTGGTCGGTCGTGTCAAAAAACGTCCCGTAACGCAGCGAGCCGCTGCCAAGCAAAACAAACACATTGTAAAAAAACCGATACCACGGGCGGTTGACATAATCATTAATAGGATCGTTCATTTGAACGCGGGCAGCGGGGATCTGCGTTGTATTCTCAGGCATTGGTCGGGCTCATGTGCAGTTCTGCGCCCATGACAGCGATCTTCACCGCATCAGTGCCAGAGATCTCATAAACCCGATCACGCAATTTCAACGTCATGCCAAGCCGCCGCCAGATCGTTCGGTAGCCTGTCTGGCCTATACGGCCCATAGACTTCCAGTGCTCGTTCGACCACGTATGACCGCCATCATCCGACCAGCGCAGCATAACCTGCGGGTCAACGCCTGGGGCAAGCGGAGCGCCTTGCGCTACAATATAGTCATTAGACTCGGTAATAAGACGGTCGCCGCTCTCCGTTATGAGAAACAAACCATCCAAATACTGATAATCTTCGCCTTCAAGACCAACGCCCGCTTGACAATCTAACTGAAGACTATGTTGCGTCGTGCGGGTTAGATTGTTCTGGCCTGTCGGTAACGCGCGCCAAGAGCGAAGCCACTTCTGAATCGTGCCTGCTTCTGAGTAGACGTTAGGATCGTAGGCATATAATTCACCAACGCGATAGTCTCCGATGACAATCGTGTTGTTAAAGTTCATCTGGCAGTTACCGCGTGTGCGGGTGAAGGCGTCATTCTCCCAGCCAGCCCGCTCATGCCAGACCTGTGTGGCTACGTCATAAACCCATGTCGTATCAGCGGTCGGAAAGTTCAGGACATAGAAGCTGTGACCGTCCTGTTGATAAGTATAACCGACAGCGTCGGAAAGATTGGTGTATTGCTGGATCTGCCACTCAACAGCGTGCGTCGATACGCGCTCGCCTGAGTAGCCTTTTGACCGATAAACGATACCGTTACCGCGCGCGTCAGACCCAAGCCAAAAAATACCATTGTCAAGTTTGGCTACTGAGTAAGCCGCAAGACAACCAATTTCGTTGAACGCGCCTTGAATACGCGCTAGAGGAAATGTCGGAAGACCTGCGTTATACCAGACTTCAACGGAGTTAGAGCCAAAGCACCAGACTTCGCGGTGATCGACAAGCAGCGTGACAAGATTGTCAGGCGAGCCGTCAATACTGGCGTAGTCTGTCGGATCTACCGCTGTGCCGTCGTTAAGGGCAGAAACCCAAATGTTTTGACTGTTTGGTTCATTATAAACAAAGTAACCGTCCAGAAAACCGACACCAACTGCGCCATAAAAGTCAACATCAGTGATCTCTGCAAAGACGTTTGTATTGGCGTTGTAGATATAACCTTTTGCGCCCGCAGCGATGTAGAGCTGCGTGCCGTTATCGACCATGTTGACTTGGCCTGTTCCAATAACAGTGCCAAGTTCGGTAAAAGTATAATCAGTCGCTAATTTATAGAGCTTAGTTCCTGACACGACATAGCCGTAAGGAACCGCTGTGTTAGGGTCGGCAAATGTCCAAAGACCTCTGATCGGCCC